AAGTCATAGTAGCACCTTTGAATGTAAGAGCTTCAAAACCCAAATCTTGAGCTTCTCTAGTGAAACCATTTCTAACAATCTGTTGCCTATCAGAAACCTCATCCTCATAAGCTTCATACATATCCTGATCCATCATAATGAAGTTGGGAGCTTCCTGATTTGCAGTAATCAAATTATAGAAATGTCTAAGATCAGGTAGCAAATTAACAGTGTAAGAAGCATTAGTTGGAACCTCTTTGTCTACCAAATCTTCAGTCGCTCCATCATAAGCGGCCCAGTTAGTCCACCACTCATTACCATCAGCTCTGCTAATACCTCCATTACTCGTACCAGACTGTTGACTATCACTTTGTGAACCCTCACCAACGGCGGATTCAGCTGTGTAGTTTGGACAAATATCATAAAGTCCATTAGGCTGGTAAGGAGCTGGATAGTATTTGCCCCACTGATGGGCATAAGTTTCCAAGCCCTGAACTATAGCATTCCTTACTGCCTCCAGCCTTCGAGCCAAATAGCTCTTGATTCTAAACTTACCGGCATTTTTGGCATCATCAATAGTTGAACGATTAATATCGCAAACAAAATAACGCCAATTCCAAATGCCCATAGTATCAAGGTCTGGAGTACTTTGTTCAAGTACAGTGCCTTTATCAATCCTTTGAGTTCCTTTTTCTCCATATCCAACAGTTCTAGTAACGTATTCCCCGCCTACTTGCGTTTTCAGACAGCCGAACCGTTTAAGTGCTGCCCAAAAAATTGTTGCGTCAAGGATATTATCGACGACTTCAGACTTAATTTCATACCAAGTGTTGACGAAGTCATCGTCGATTGTCCTTGTATGTGTTGGTAGTGTTATAGGCAATTTTAACCTCCTAAATCAAAAATAAACTATTCAACATATCCCCTCTCAGCCAAAACTTTATCCAAACTAGAATTGAGAATATCTCTAAAATTCACAATTCCTTGTTTAGGATAACTTTGAGAGGCACTATTTTTCTGTTTTTCTCGCCTTTCTATTACATCTGCTAACTTATCATTTGCCGATCTTGTAATTGCGGAATCGGGCTTTTCTCTATCTACGTTTTTCCCTAGCGGAGTTTTAGATGATACTCTAGCTTTAGCCAACAAATAAGCATCTTCAACTGAAATACCAGGAGTATTTTGCATTATTGCAGAAACATCATCTTGATACTTATCAAAGTCCGAATGTTTCGTTTTCACTTCTTTAATATCAATAGCAGTAGCTATTCCAAGAATTGCGTTTTGAGTGGTAGAAACTTGCTTATTAAGCTGTTCAATTTTCTCTTCCATCAGAGATTCATAATAATTACTTTTAGCTTCATTTGACTTTTCAACAGCTTCAGCAACCAAGTTAAGCAATTCTTTATTTGTAAGAGTTTCAACTTGATCGGAATCAACAAGATTAAGAGCTTCTTTTACACTAACTTCTTGCTCAAGTGCTTCCTTCTGTTGCAGCTTCTTCTTATCTTCATCTTCTTGCTTTTGCTGCTTCAATTGCTGCTGCAAGACTGCTAGTTGATCGGCCTGCTCCTTTAGCTGTTTTTTCAACTCTTCTACTATCGGTGTCTCTTGTTCTTTTTCTTTCAATTCTTCTTTCAATTCTTCGCTCATGTTTAGCTTGCTCCTCTTTTAGTGATTTAACTCTTTGCTCTCTTCGATATTTCCTCACTTTTTGTCTGTGCTCGACCTTTATATTACTGATAATTCTAAGAATTTCTCTTTTGGTAAAGTAAACATCATCAACAAAATCTACTTTAACCCGGCCAAGCTCATTCATTTGAATTAAAACTTTTCGTTCAGGCATTTTATTTTTCCAATCATAAGCTCCTATTCCAAAATATCAAATTCCATATCGTTCTTTTTAGCAAACTCTCTAATTTCTTTCTTTGAAAAAAACCTCTCACCTTTAGGCGAAGCGTGTTCAAAAAATATCCCATCATTTGGAAAAACGTGAGCATTAAACTTACTGACCAAACGCTTCATTTGTGCACCACATTGACAACAAATAACAACTTCATCTTTGTTCTTAACTAGTTTATCCACTTGTTTTCTTTCACAACAGGGACATTTATAATCAAAAAGTGGCATAGTTAAATTGCTCCAGTCATAGGTGAAGGACCTTCAGCTGGTGCTCCTGCTCCAGGACGAGCACCTCCATGAGTTTGAGCTTTAGGAATTAAACGCTCAAACGATGGGTCATTAGCTGCATCCAACATATATTGATAAATACTTTCAATGTTTGCTCCCGGAAGTTGCATAAATTGCATTGCAGTCATCAAAGCCTCAACTTTCCTCTCTGCCTTACTCAAATTTCTCTTAGTTGACAAAGCTAAATCATACAAATAATCTCCTCTCAACTCTTCACCACTAAACTGAACCCAATTCCTATCAACCAAAGCGTACATAGGTCTTTGAGTAAAAGAAAATGTTATTTGATTCAACTTCGGTAAAGCATCCAAATAAAGTCCTGAAATCACTGAACTTCTAAGAGACTCTCTTCTACTAGCTCCCATTTGAACTAAGTTAGCTTCTCTAGCGGTTCTCCTACTAGACATATCAAACTGTCCAAGCTGATTCCTACTTAACCCAACAGCTTCACGAGCATCATCTCTGTTTTCTCTACTCATAAAGCTAAATTCCAAATTACTACCTTGTGGGAATGGGACAATTCTACCATCTAAATCTGTTGTATCTGCAATCTCAATCGCTCCAACATCAGCACTTATTAAACGATTGAGTTTATCTTGCTTCATAAAATTCTTAGCTGCAATAAATTTAAGATTGTTAATTCTCCTTTGTTTCTCAGCTTGTAATTCAATATCAAATTCTTTTTTCTGCAGTCTTCCTAAATAGTGAGCTAGTGGAGTTGACCAGAAAAACCGAGGATGAAGGACAAATGTTCCACTGATGTAAGGTGTCCCGCAAACTACTTGAACAGCATCAACTTCATCCCTCAAATATTTATCGTAATCAAAACAAATTACCTTTATAGTATTATCAGAGCGATCACAAATTTCCCAAATCTCATTATAAAGAACTCGTGTATTCTCGTGATAAGTACCATAACTTTTATATTCTCTAAAGCGTTTTTTCTCAACTCCTTTATTCAAATAACTTTGAACAAAAGTCTCCATCGCAATTTGCGGTTCTAATCTACTAGTGTTTTTATATTTCGGATCAGATTTTATTGCAGTGTTCAATCTAATATTTCGATGAGCAATCCAAGGAGCGGTTTCCAAATCTACTGTACCCCAAGGGACTACAATATCTTGTGGATTTACTGTCATACACCAAGGCAATCCAGGTGATGTTCTTCCAAACTCAATTCTATTACCCTTCTTATCAAACTGAGTTAAAGTCATACCTGATGGTCTAGTTGCTGTTCCAGTGTCATAAAACGGATTATAACCAAACTCACTATCATATCCAAGTTTCCAAATAGCTCTACCATAAAGAAATGCATGAAGTGAAGAACGCAGAGCTTCATTTTTAAGTTTAAGTTTCCTAATCAAATAATTATCCCAAGACTCAACAATTGGAGCTCTGTCAACTCCAGAAGGATGCTCAGCAGAGACAGTTATTTCAGGATTAGGAACATTCAAAGAGCTAAGCAAACTATCGCCCATAGAGAAAACCAAGTTTGCTCCAAGAGCTGTGTGACTTTCAGCTCCGTTCAAATAATCCATTTCAAGCTGTTTCCAACTTGCTTCGCGGCCAAAAATTTCTCTAAACTTCAAGCCGTTATCAATTTCACTCATCCAATCTTCTGGTCTAAGCTTTTTCATATTACTTTTTCTTCCAACCATGTTTTATAGCTTGAGCAACTTTCTCATAGCGTTTAAGTGCTCTTACAGACTTAAAATGTAATATTTTACCGCTTGAAGTTTTTAATTTTCTTTTTCCAATTCTCATCACACATACTCTAATTGCTCAGACAGACTTCCAACGTCGTAAGGATAATCAATTCGAGATCGTTTCTTCAAACTATCTATAATAGCTTTACCAACCAAAGCTCCACTTTCATACAAATCATTTTCAACTTCATTGTTGTAAGATTCTGTCATATTATACCAAAACTTAACTTGCATACTCAAAGCATCAGCTAAATCATCGTGTGATCCTTTTGGAAAAGCTAACAACTCTTGTTCAAGCTCAGACATTCTAGCTTTCAAGAATATTTGATTGTTAGCAAAATAAGGTTGAAGACCTCTAATTCTATCAACTTTTGAACCTTGTAGACCTTTCACTTCATTTATATAAAAGTTAAGGTCATGAAAATTCATTCTCTTTTTAAGCCAATAGTTAAGTGTTCTCTGATAACCAATAGATTCTACTATAACTTCTAAAGGTTTATAAGTTCTAACATGGTCAAATATTGCTTCGATAGTTTGTCCAGGGTCTAAACGTCCTCTCGTATAGTGAACCACAAAAATTTCATTTGTTTTAGCTGAAACAGCACAAGTCATTATAACTGTATAATCAGGATCGGATGATTCTTCTTTAGTAGCTGATGCTAAATCCACAGAAGTACAATAAACCAAATCTCTATTTCTAAGATCAGAATAATATCTAATCCACTCCCTCTTAAACACTTGATTTATTGCAGAAGTCGGGCTGTTCATATATAGAGAAGCAAACATATAAGGCCCTTCATTCTTCTCTAATGCATCAGCAACATCTTTACCAAACCTATCAGGCCAAATAATACTTCCCCCACTCTCAGGTCTGGCTGGTTCTCCATCACTATTTTCGTAAATAGCCCTTGAAATTTTCTTATATTCTGGACTATTTTCAATAATCCATCCAAGTAAGTCTTTTTCAGCCCATCTAGTACCCACTACAAGTATTCTACTTTTGATCGGATGAACTAGTAATGGATGACATTGTCTATGCCAGCCGATTGCTTTTTCAATATCTGCTTGTGTTGGTTGCTGCACAATACCAGTCATATCATCCTTTTTAGGAGTGATGGTATCATCTTCAATAATTTCGTCATAGTGTCTTGAAGTAGTAGCTGTACCAACACCAGCCGCTTCAAACGTGCCTTCTGGATTTATTATACTACGATTAACTTTCAAACATTCTTTAGTCCAAGTTTCTCCAGTGTTTGGTAAAATTTCCGAATATAAAGCTCTAAACAATTTATTCTTCTCAAAGATACCTTTAATTGCTCCAAGCTTTTTACATGCATTTGAAAAGCTATTTTGAACGATCAAAATTCTAATATTCGGATTATTTATAGCTCTCCAAATTGGATAAGCTATGGAAACTATTGTACTCTTAAACCAAGTTCTTGGAAAGATTACTAAAACTCTTGCATACACATCAGGTAATTCAAGAGTTCTACAAAGAGGCCCATGAATTTTAGGACTCAAATCTCTAAAACCTAAAATTGCTCTGGTAAAAAAGAAAAGAGAACTTTTCCCTTTCCTCCTCCAAACATCAATTGTCTTATCACTAATTTGCAATTACCAATATTCCTCAGGTTTCAACAGCTCATCAAGCATTTCCATAAAAATTCGATCCGTCATAAACACTCCATTTCTTGGAGCTTTATAAGGACCGATTTCAGTACCTTCAGGTATAATCATTAACTGTTTACCAAGAGTTGGGTGCAGTTTTATAATTTTATGATCTATATTTCTGCACCCAACTAAAGATAAAATAGAAAATAAAATCAACTTTTTAATCATTAGATCGCCTCCGGCGGCGGGACTTTTGCTTGCGTGACGCGGTTTGATTTAGCGAAATCAATTCACTCACGAAGCCCGCCAACTGTTTAACAACTATCTCAAATTGATTGTGATTCATTACAAACATCAAAGTTTCATTACTGACTATTTCGTGATAATCTGAAAACCGGCACATTTGCTCTAACAAAATCAACTCTAAAACTTCATGTAGAAAATTTTCAACTATACAAAGCGGGTTTTCAGTCCCGATTTTTATGACTGGATTTTTTGAAAACTTAAAAGAGCCGCCGTTTGAATCTTTGACTTTTTCGATTTTCCAAGTATATCCTTGAACGTTTATAGATTTTGGCAGTTTTATGTTTTCCATAATTTGAAAAAAGAGAGCACTGGGTCACGCAACTGGAGTCCCGACAACCAGTCTTTATTAGGCAGCGCTCTCTATTGTTTCATTAACTGTTTCTGAAACAACTTCTTTTGGTTTAGTTGTTTCAATAATTTCTTTCTCTAGTTTTAGAGTTTCATTTAATAGTTCTACATCTTCGCGTTTCAGATTTATGATTGTTGAATCATTATTTTCAGACTGCGTTTTTCTACTGTGACCTGTTCTGTCGAGAATAGCTTCAGCTGATCGAACACGAACACCTGGCGATCCAGTATTCATAACTTCAACTAGTGTAGTTGCAGCTTCCGCAGCGTGCTCAGCTAGAATTTTGGAGGCTTGGGAGGTTTGCTCCGCAAGTTTTTCATCTAGAGTTTCTTCATAATTTTTTCGGCGGATTGCAGCTTCATGTTGGAATGAAGGCGAACCGATTATCATTGAAATAGCTTCTTTTGTTAGGCCGATTGTTTTAGCTATTTCTTTAGTGGATAGACCTTGAATGTAGAGGTCTAGAATTTTGTAGTGCCGTTGATTAAGTTTTTGTATCTTTGCAAATTTCATATATTAGGTGAAACTTAGAGTTTATTAGGTTCTCTATGTATATTAGGCCGGATTCAATCAAATTTTTTCGATTTTTTGAAAAATTTATAGGAGAGCACTCCTTAGGCGGCGGCGACCCGTCTGGGGGTTTTTCAAGTTACGTGGTCCATAAGTTAACTGTTTACTAAACTATCGTGATGTTCGTTACTTCAAACGTTCAGTTAGTAAATTGATCTCTTACTTCTCTTGTAAAGAGTTCATTTGTTTTCATTGCACTGTTTTCGTCTGTTTAATTTTCGCAGAACAAATCGGTTTGTCTGTTCTTTTGTGAATCTGTTTCGCAATATTTTACATGAAAATAATTTTCAAAAATTTCAATTTTTCTCTTGATTTTTCTATCCGTCGTGGTAGAATTATATTTGATCTTTGACAAGTGGATATTGAGTGTTCGGCGGAGGTCGAGATAATGAAAACCGCAAAAACCGTTGTTGAAAACGATGTCGAATACACGGAGCACAAAGTTTCGTCCGCGAATAAAGAGCGTTTTCTTGGCACGCTGAGACTGCCAAAATTCACGACGCTAGAAGAATTGGCAGAACTGGTCGATAAGAAATATCTGACCGAAGAAGACGCTTGTAACTACGTTCGTGGTCGATGGGCAGTTGCTCTGCAAGCGAAAATCCGCACAGATAATTCGCCGGATAAGAAATTCACGCAGAGAGAAATTCTGCTGACCTACAAAAATCTGGATGCTGAGACGTTGGAACGCATTCACGAAATGTCTACAGACGATGGCCTGGCAGAGCTCAAGAAAATCTGGCGAGAAAATCAACCTTCCGAAGACCAGAGCGAAAAAATCTACACTCTGCTACCAAACAACAACTTCAAAATCGACGAAAAAATCTAAACTTTAATAAAAAACCGAACACTCAATTTCCACTTTTTCATATCTTGAAATCGTCAAACCAAACAAATCAATTTTTGGATACTGAACAATGCTAAAAATACAAGTCAATGGCCACGAAATCCGTCCCGGAGCTAAACTCAAAGGTATCAACTTCGCAAACACTAACA